TGAAGCACTTGGATGAGGCGTCAGTTTCGGAGTCACCCATTGAAGTGACCTACCGTCCGTACCTTTCCAACGATTTGAGTGGCCCACAGATGGATCCGCCCATCACGTTGGTGATCACCGAGGTGGAGGCGGACGTGCAGCGGGTCACGGCCAAGGCACGGATGGCTGACATTGGCAACAAGACCTTCCCGTCACGCCTGTACACCGCAACTGAGTTCCCTGGATTAGCACGATGACGAAAGAAGACTCGCCGAGTTGGGCGATCCAATACATCGGTCGTCCGTGGATTGCAGGTGAGAGAGGCCCCGAGTCATTTGACTGCTGGGGCCTTTTTCTTTGGGTCCAGAAGACGCACTTCAGTCGTGAATTGCCTGTGATCCCGGTGGATGCACTAAATCTGCGAACGGTCCTGCACACGTTCAAAACTCACCCTGAGAGGCAACGTTGGGCTGTGGTCGATGTGCCACAGCAGGGTGATGCGGTCTTGATGCGTCAGTCCCGACACCCTGTTCATGTGGGCGTATGGGTCGAGGCAGACGGTGGCGGTGTTTTGCACTGTGCCCAGCAGGCTGGAGTGGTGTTTCAGCAACTGAGTTCTCTGGCCAGTCACGGCTGGCAGGTGGAGGGGTATTACCGATGGAAGGAATCGCCATGACAAGCACTTGCATGTCAGGCCTACCCAGTCCTGGACTGGTCATTTGGATGCGAAATCCGTTCGAGCCCAGTGATAGGCAGGTGAGCCATGTGTTTGGATCGCCCACGATCGCTCAGTGGATGAGTCGTGATGGCGTTGAACTCGACCAGCCCACCTTGATCCTGAAAAACGGGCAGCCAGTACTGATGGCGCATAGGGCGGTGACGCCGATCGATGCAGGAGACGTCGTGGCTTTGGTCACTCTGCCGCAAGGCGGTGGAGGTGGCGGCAAAAACCCGCTCAGAACCGTGCTCATGATCGCCGTGCTGGTCGTCGCAAATGCGTATGGCGGCGCTCTGGCTGCCTCAATGGGGTATTCAGGCACGCTAGCGACGGCGGTGGCGTCAACTGCGATCGCAGTCACGGGCTCTGTGCTTGTCAATGCCCTGGTGCCATTGCCAAATCAGGCCTTGCCCTCGGCATCAGCCAACACCACATCCCCCAGCCCGACGTACTCCTTGCAAGCGCGGGGTAACTATGGACGCCTGGCGCAACCCGTGCCTGTGATCTATGGCCGCCATCTGGTGTACCCAGATCTGGCCACCATGCCCTATACGGAGTACGAGAACAATGAAGAGTATCTCCATCAACTGCATGTCATCGGTGTAGGCCAGTTCCAGTTTGAGGAGTTGTCTATCGATGACAGCCCGATCAGCTCGTTCGCGGAGGTGCAAGCGCAGGTGATTGAGCCAGGCGGCCAGAACACATTGTTCAATCCTGATGTGGTTACGGCCCCGGAGGTCTCAGGACAGGAGTTGATTGCTGTTAGCGATACCGGAGCCATCGTCGGCCCCTTCGCCCTAAACCCGGTGGGCACACAGATCAATCAGGTCGGTGTCGATGTGGTGATGTTGCGCGGTCTCTACTATGCCAATGACAGTGGTGCATTGGAAAGCCGATCGGTGCAGTGGCGGGTTGAGGTGCGAAGCATTAACGATGATGGGGATGCCATCTCGGGTTGGCTTCATTTGGCAGACGAGACCTACTCGGCTGCAACCAATACCGCGCAGCGCCTATCGTTCAAGTATTCGGTGACACCTGGGCGTTATGAGATTCGCTTGCAGCGCCTTGATGCACGAGACACCAGCAATCGGGTTGGTCATGAGTTGCGCTGGGGGCAAGCCAAGGGCTATTTGGCGGGATCAAATTTGCCCACTGATCTGACCTACCTAGCGCTTAGGATGCGCGCCACCGACAACTTGTCGCAGCGTTCCTCACGGTTGGTCAACTGCCTGGTGACGCGCAAGCTCTCAAGTTGGAGTTCAAGCTCTGGGTGGTCTGCACCGCAACCCACCCGCTCGATTGCGTGGGCCTTCGCTGATGCCGTTAAGTCCAGCTACGGCGCAGGTCTGCCTGACCGGCAATTGGACCTGTCAGCCTTGGCGCGGTTGGATGCGGTGTGGTCGGCTCGAGGGGATACCTTCAATGCAGTGTTCGATCAGAACCAGACGGTGTGGGACGCCTTGGGGCAGATTGCCCGGACTGGACGTGCCGTGCCGTTCTTGCAAGGCGGGATAGTTCGCATCGTTCGCGATGAACCCAAGACCATCCCTGTGGCGCTCTTTTCTGCACGAAATATCGTGCGCAACAGCTTGAAGATTCAGTACCTGATGGCAGGCGATGCGACAGCGGATGCGATCACGATCGAATACGTCAACCCCAAGAGCTGGAAGCCTGACGAGTTCACAGTGGCGTTGCCTGGATCCCAGGCTGTCAAGCCTGCTCGCGTGAGATTGTTTGGCTGTACCGATAGAGCTCAGGGTGTTCGAGAGGGTAAATACATCGCGGCGGCTAATCGATATCGCCGACGAATCGTGACCTTTCGCACGGAGCTGGAAGGTTTGATTCCAACCTATGGAGATTTGATTGCGCTCAGTCACGACATTCCGCGATGGGGTTTGAGTGGAGAGGTCTTGAGCTGGGACAGTCAGACGAGATCTGTGCGGTGTTCTGAGCCGCTGAGTTGGCAGTTAGGAGCCGTTCACTATCTCGTTCTGCGAAAGCCGGATGGCTCGGTCTCCGATGCCATTGAGGTCACGCAGGGTTCAACTGCTTCCCATGCCATCCTGAAAACGCTGCCTGGTTTTGAGCCGCAGGTCAGCGCTGACCGTGAGCGAACGCATTTTGCTTTTGGTGTTGGGCAGTCTTGGTCCCAGCTGGCGCGCGTCATGAGCGTCAAGCCCAGAGCTGAGCAGGTCGAACTGACATGCGTTGCCGAAAACGCGTTGGTGCATACCGCCGATCAATCCTGATCTGAACCTGATTTTTGTAACCACCCGCCGAGGAGCAATCCCGGCGGGTTTCTTTTTGGAGAAATGAATGCCAGAACCGACAAGTAGTGGAGTCGCAGGAGCTGCAGTGGCATACAAGGCGTTTGGCGGCACGGCGGCAGCAGTTGCCAGCGGAGCCACCTTGGCCGCCGTTGTAGTGATGTTGATGACTCCGCCGCGAAACAAACGTGAATGGGCCGTCGGCTTGATCAGTACGGTGGTATCGAGCATTGGTGGTGGCGCGTTCACCGTTGAGCATTTCGGCCTGCATCACTGGGCGTTCTCATTTATGGGGCTATGTGCTTTGGGTGGGTTGATCTTTGCGTGCGGTTTGCCAGGGTGGGCGATGGTTCGTTGGACCTTTGCTTTCATCGACAAGCGACGAGACGATTCGATCGATGAGGTGGCCAAAGACGTGAGGGAGCTGCTATGAAGCCGATTGAATTCATCGCATTGATCGGCTCCTCTGCGCAGGCAACGGCCAAGCGCTCGGGCGTGTTCGCCAGCATCACGATCGCGCAGGCAGCGCTGGAGTCCGGTTGGGGTGAGTCTGGTCTGGCCAAGGTGGGGAAGAACCTCTTTGGCATCAAGGCCGACAGCCGCTGGAGGGGGGAGACCTTGATCCTTCAGACCAAGGAATTCATCCGTGGCCAGTGGGTTGTGGTGCCTGCCAAGTGGCGCAAATACGCCAGCTGGCAAGAGAGCATTGATGACCACGCAGCCTTCCTCAAGCAAAACCCGCGCTATCAACCATGCTTCCAATGTCTGACGGCTGAGGCATTTGTACAAGCGCTGGCCAAGGCTGGGTATGCCACTGATCCGGGTTACGCCAGCAAGGTCATCGGGCTCATGAATCAGCACAAGTTACAAGCGCTGGATGGAGGTGCTCCATGAACTGGCTCACCAAATTCTTCTTCGCTAATTGGAATTACCTGATGGGCGGACTTGTACTGCTGATGGTTTTTATCTGCGGAGTACAGGTCGGTGAATCCCGCATCAATCGGGAATGGGATTCCGAGAAGTTGCGAGCTGCGCTGGTTGTTGCCAAGCAAGAGCAGCGTGTCGAAGACATCCGTCAATCACAAACTCAAATCAATCAGGGAATTTCAAATGACTATGCGAAGAACTCCAAGGTGCTGGCAGGTCGTCAGTCTGATTCTCGTCCTATCGGGATGTGCGACTACGCCACAACCAGTGGCAACAGTGTGCCCGTCATTTCCGATGCTTCCCAAAGAGCTGCAGTCCCCGCCACCGACGCTCTATTTGCTTCCGATGGAGATGCGAAAGGAATGAGTTGCGAGCAGCTTGAAAAAGATGCAGCACAGACCACTCTCATGTTGCTTGAAGTGCAGCAGTGGTATCAGAAACAATCAGCTCTTCACCCGTAAAAAAAGCCCGGCTTGTCATTTGACAGGTCGGGCTTTTTCTTGTTTTCTAGACTATCAATCATACGAAGTGATTTACTTCTGATGCCTGTGTGTGTTGATTGGAAATATTTCTAATCTACTTTACCAACTCCAATAGCTTTCCGAAATCGTTCACTACGTCATATTTGACATTCTCGGGGGCAAAGCGCCGATTCATTTCATCGAAGAACTTTCTGGCACATTTGATTTTCGTTTTTTCTATCTCTCGCAAATCCATTGATGACATAGATCCTTTTGTTTCGGCCACAAAGTAGATGTGTTTCACTGTTCCTTCTTTGAACGATATTGCCCAGTCTGGGTTGTAGTCACCAACTGGGGTTGGTATCAAGAAGCCGCGCGGTAACTTGGCGTACACAACGACTTCGTTGCTGGCCTCCAACGCCTCAGCAAAATCGCGCTCCGGCCTCGAACCGGAATCAGGTAGCACGAAGTCGTAGATGTGATGCTTGGGCGTTTTGACCGCGTAGCTGAAGTCCTGTTTGGTTTGTCCAGCCGTAAAGATGTCGAGGTCAAACTTGTCCTCGACTGGATCGTAGGCAAGGTGCTCGATGATGACGGTAGCCTTCTGCTCGTTGATCAGGCGAATCGCCTCGGCAATGAAGCTTTCCGGGTTGGTCTTGAACTGCGCGAATACGGCAGTGTTGAGTCCCTTCAGAATTTCGGTCACCGTGCGGCGTGTCAGGTGGGTGCCTTCAGAAAGCTTACCGATCAGGTCGTACTTGACTGCTGAATGGATTGAGACACGGTTAGTTTCCGTTTCAGAGTCTTTCAATTCGAACGCCTTGCCGCCTTTGATCCCGTCGTAGGTCACGGCGGCTGCCTGTTCACCGTGTTGGATGGTGTACTGCAACGGGCTCACACGAAGTCCAACATCTTTGTCGTTGAGAGACTTGATCGCTTTCTGAACCAGTTCGTTGGAATTAAAGTCAACGCTATATGCTGCTTTACGGTTGATTCGATTCCAAAGTTCCTTGAATTCCTGCTTCTCGAAGTTGGCGTTGAGTGGGTTCTTCTTCGGCTTGCGGTCGTCGCCAATTTCAGGCAACTGGCTCTCGCTGAAGACGCTGTCGATCAGCTTAAAGACCTGCTCAGCATGCGGTGCCAACTCGGGGGGCAATATTGCCAGCGCACCGTCCTTCTTGGCCTCGTGGTAAGTGCTTGTGATGCGATCAGCGTCGTCGGTGTAGTCGTGCTTGAGCAGGTATTTGTAGACCTGCTTGGCTAGCTGAGGCGTGACCTCGACATCGCCAGATTCCGACTTCAGTACCTTGCCGGTGAAATAAGCCTCGTCCGCAACGCGCGGACGTGCCGACAGCGACTCGCTGATGTCTTTCTGCAGCGCCGCGACAAAGTCTTTATAGCTCTCGCTGGCCACCACCGTCAGGACGTTCACGTCATGTACCGTGGCCGGGTGATCCATCCTGTCGCCGCTTTGGTTGACGGACAGACGCAAGCCACGTCCAACCTCCTGACGACGGGAAATCGTGTTGTCACTGTGCTTGAGCGCGCAAATTACGAACACGTTCGGGTTGTCCCAGCCTTCACGCAGGGCCGAGTGGGAGAAGATGAAGCGTACCGGCTCGGCGAATGATAGCAATCGTTCCTTGTCCTTCAGGATCAAGTCGTAGGCGTCCACATCGTCTGAAAGCCCCGCGTTTTCGCCGCGCCCCGCGACAGTAGGATCGGCCAGACGTTTACTTTTCTTGTCGATGGAGAAGTAGCCGCTGTGAGTCTTGTCGACAGAAATGCCTTTTAGGTACTTGATGTACGGCGTCTCGTCGAGATCCAGTAGCTCATTAAGGTAGAGCTGGTACTCCTCTTCGAAGATGCGGGCGTATTCGCCTTTCTCATCTGGCGCGCCGTAATCGCGGTATTTGACCACTTCGTCGATGAAGTAGAGCGTGAGCACCTTCACGCCTTGTTGGTACAGCGTCTGTTCCTTGTCGAAGTGCGCCTTGATGGCCTCGCGGATCTGAATACGGCGCAGCGCTGCCTCAGTCACATCACCGGTCGCATCCCCGACGGTGAGTTCAACGCCATTTGTGAAGCTCAGGGTGTCAGAGTTAGCATTGATGTCGGCTACTACAAAGCCATCTCGATACTGATCCAGGCCGTTCGACAGGTCGAAGAGGTTATCGCCTTTGGATAGCTTCCTCACTATGCGCTTTATGCTCCCTCCCGCCAACTTCTGCTCGAACTCGACACGCGCCTCGGGAGGTTTCTTGCTCGATATTTCGATGGTCTGCAGGTATAGATAGCCCGCTGTGCCAGCCAACCCTTTCACCGCGATGCCGCGTACCGCGATCTTCTTCACTAGTTTCTGGTTATAGGCGTCTAGGGCATCGAGGCGGTGAATTTTGTTATGAGCGGTTTTATGGGTGGCCGAGTAGCGCAACACCATCAATGCCTTGAACTCCTCCAATGACTTCAGCGTTGCCGCACCTTCCATCTTCTGCGGCTCATCCAGAATCAGGATGGGGCGGTTGGCGCTGATCACGTCGATGGGCTTGCGTGACTGGAAGTCATCGAGCACGTCATAAATGCGGCGATTGTCGGCTCCTCGTGCGGCGAAGGCCTGAACGTTGATCACCATCACGTTGATGCCCGCATCCGACGAGAAACTTTCCAAGTGGTGAAGCTGCTTTGAGTTGTAAATGAAGAAGCGTGCTTTCTTGTGGTAAGTCTCAAGAAAATGCTCAGCAGTGATTTGCAGCGACTTGGCCACACCTTCACGGATGGCAATGCTGGGCACCACGATGATGAATTTGCTCCAGCCGTACTGCTTATTTAGCTCGAAAATTGTTTTGATGTAGCAATAGGTCTTTCCAGTACCCGTTTCCATCTCGATGTCGAGATTGATCTTCGATACCTTGGTCTTGACCACCGAATCCGAGAGCGGCAAATTCTGTGCTCGTTGGACGTCGTGGATGTTGGTGAGCAGTACCGAATCTGACAGCACCAGATCAGCGTTCTTGAAACCGTCTCCTCCAAACAGATCCTCTACGCCTTGTCGAGCCTTGCCAGGATCAATTCGATAAGTCATAGCTTCAGCGGAAGCAGTAGGCTGCCCCTGGAAGCAGTCCACAACTGCTTGAACCGCAGCTGTCTGGTAGGCCTGCGTTTTGAATTTCAATTTCATTACTGCATTCCTCTCAGCGCATCCGATTTATTCATTGATTAACCTTCATCATGAGATGATTCCTGAAATACTCTATCGACACCACCTCTTGATCAGAGTCGGAAAATTCAACGTACAACTCAATTGACCCTCTGATCTCCATTTCAGAGACTGCATATTGTTTCTTTGGAGTTGGCCTGATAAAAACAAATTTTTCAACTGGCTTCAAAAAGTGAAGTACAAGCCATACATCTTCTGTTGGATGGTTCTCGGAATATTTAAGCTTGTCCGGCCGCACCCAGTACGTTGTCCCACGCATGAATTCTGTGCCGGTAACTTCTACGAGCAAAAGAATCCTTCCGCCATCCCGAAGTTTTACCTCAAGATCAGGTTTGCCTGATTCCGTTGGATGCCCTGAAATGAATTCATTCGTATCTGCGCCAAATCCGACTATTTCAACAAAAACCCGATTGTCAAAACTTTCGATGAGCGCCTTCACCTTTCCCAAGCGAATCTTTTCTTTGTCCCATGCGCTCTGACCATATGCATGCTTCCAATGATGACTCTCAAGTTCCTTTATTTGCTCGCAAGAGATGGATTGGCCAACCTTAAGATTGAGGGCGGGAAATGTGCGTGAGCGAATGCTTGTGCAGTAATCGCCGTCAACAAAGATCCAGTAACGCTCGCGATCAGCTTTGAATTCAATACGCGTGATTGTTGGCATGAATATCCCCTTGATCTCAGATCACTTTGACGTCGGTTTCTGGCGAAATCACTCTCAAGATTTGCTCTGCATTAATCTTTGCAGCATCATCTTTGAAGCCGCGATCTCTAAACACAACCCTGAGCGGGCGGCTTTTGCCAAGCTCCTTGATAAACGCGTCGTCGATTTTTCCATTGCTATCGAAGCATGCTACTAGAGTATTTCCATCTGCGAAGAGGCACTCCACCCCGTTGATTGTTTGTTTGGAGATTGGTAGCCCGAGGTCCACGCCCCAATCAAGCATCACCTGGAAGAGTAGGTCTTCCGCATTTCTGTCAGATTTGACGTTGTCTACAAATAGATCGAGGCTGGTGGTGCTAATTGCGTCGGGTGTGTAATAGACATCAGCCATATTTGTCGAGTCCACTTTCAAAACTCGAAAACCAATGTCTTTATTCCATTCCTTGCAAGTGTTCTCCATCGAAATTTTCTTTCCGACTCGGCGAATTCTTTCTTTGCTTATATCTGCAATGGTCTGAAATCCATCTTTTTTCGCTTGGCTTCTGGCCTCACATTCCTCTGGAATTTGAATTAGTATGAAGCGGACATTAGAGCCATTTTTTGCATTCATCGCCAAAACTGCGTGCGCGGTTGTTGCCGATCCTGCAAAGAAGTCGAGGACGATGTCCCCATCTACCAATTGGCATTGAGATGCGAGGGATGAAACAAGTTGCGTAGACTTTGGGTGAGGAAATAGCTTCGCACCAAAAATGTCTTGGAGTTCGCGCGTTCCTTGTGTGTTTGCTGGTGCAACCAATGAATTCGAGATCTTGTCTTCTGGTCGAGAAACAATCCAAGTGGAAACAGGAACCGTGTCAAACTTCGCTTCATTTTTGAAGCGTTTAAGCATTGGCCTACCATTGGCCGTTGCGGGAAAAATTACTCTACCCTCTGAGATTTTTTCGGCCATTGTTTTTCGACTGTACGGCCAGTATCTTCCTGCCGGAGGCAGAAATTGATTTCCAGTTTTCGGGTCAGTTATTGGATAATGAACGTCACCACCAGCTTTTCCGGCGCTTAAATTATCTGCTTTCCAAGGGCCCCGGGGATCGTTGTCCGGATTGGCGTACCCGTCATAAGTGCGCTCTATTCCTGCAAGTCTCCCTTTTGATTTTCCGTAACACAAAACGTACTCATGATCTACGCTGGTGTTGTCTACGGAGTCCATCGCGCCGCTCCTTCTTTTCCAAATGAAGGTGCAGTAATAGTTTTGCGATCCAAATATTTCGTCGCAAAGTGCCTTTAAGTTACTGGCCTCAAAGTCATCTATTGAGATAAAAATAATCCCATCATCTCGTAGTAGATTCTTTGCAAGTCGTAGCCGAGCAAACATCATGCTTAGCCAGTCAGAATGGAATCGTCCATTGGACTCTGTATTTGCTACGAGTCGATTACCAGCCTGATCGATTTGCTTTGAACTCTCGAAATAGGATGCGCTGTCTTCCGCGAAATCATCTTCATAAATGAAATCGCTGCCGGTGTTGTATGGCGGGTCGATGTATATCATCTTGACTTTGCCAAGATAGTTTTCCTGCAGCAACTTCAAAGCATCAAGGTTGTCGCCCTCGATGAATAAATTCTTAGTGGTGTCAAAGTCCACACTTTCAGTGCGACAGGGCCGCAACGTTTTGGCGATAGGTGCGTTAGCTGTGAGCAGTGCCTCACGCTTACCTGGCCAATTCAATTGATAACGTTCTTGTGGTCCTTCGACGATTGAGTCAGTCAGTTCTTGACGCAATTGATCAAAGTCCACGGTCAACTTTAAGCTGCCGTCTTCACTTTTGCCTTCCTTTACGCAACTAGGGAACAGCTCGCGAATACGGACGATGTTGTCTTGCGTCAGATTTGGTGAATGCATTTTCAGTTTGTCCATTTATATTCCCATGCTTTCTGAGCTCTTAATCTCGAAATTCAGCTGCTCAATTGTTCAAATTCGGCTTTTAACTGACGCAAAGTTGCATTAATCTCAACCTTGCGGTTGAATTGTTTTTCCTGAGCCAGTCGTATTTGTATTTTTTCTATTTCTCGACGCTTTGCAATCGCTAGCTCTACGCGCGTGATCCAATCGGGCAAGGCTTCTTGCGGATGCGCTGACATCGGCAGCAGGCTTTGCAGCATGGCAGCGTACAACTGGGTCATATCGAGTGCCAGTGGCATTGCAATGCGAGCAGTGACGGCTGGAGTCCAATCGGTGGCGAAATAGTCGGAGACCACCCAGCGGTTGGCGTCAGTCTCGCTTGGTCGTTTGTAAGCCGCCACCATTTGCGTTTTCGCTTGATTGCCCTGTCCTTGGTTCAGTTCAAACAGGATCGGAAACTTCACAGCGTCATCTATGCAGCGCAATACTTCTTCGTGTAATTCGGTTGATTTGAGCTGAATGCTAAAAATCTGAATCTCCGGCACACCGGGCCGCGCAAGCAAGTTGATCGTCTCTGGAGCAAGCTTGTATTGCCAGACAATCTGCTCCACTTGTTCGACAAACAAATTTTTTAAACGAGTGTTGGCTCCGCTGTACTCGTAGATCTTGTTCTTGGGCAAAACACGCCCCAAAGCTGCCTGCTTGGGATACGCGAATAGTTTTGGTTGCTGTTGTGTGCTTGCGCGTTGAATCATCCAGCCTCCTGAATCACGAGGAAGCTGATGAGCTCGAAGTCATTCAGCCCTGAGATTGAGTCGGTCAGCGCCGTAGTCTTGCCAGAGGAAAATAGACTGTCCAAATCCTTTTCTTCCTTCACCTCAATCATTGAGCGAATTGATTTGCTCAGCAGGTCTGAGTACATCTGCATCATGCGACCATTAGCCGTTTCTTGATTGAAGAGCTGACACACATCAGCATCTGGCATGTCCTGGCCTTTGCAGCATGTGCGCACCAGATCAAGCAAGCGCTTGACCTCGGTGTGGTTGTGAATGACGTCGCCCTCGCGGCTGATGTAGACGAGGTAGAACGGGTGTAGGCGGTTGTGCTGGTTCAGGCTGCTTCCCGCGTTTCGATTACGCAGCGTGAAAATGGCACCTGGACGCAGCCCCATCTCGGGTCTGGCGGAAACTACTGCGTGCATTCCGTTGGGCACATTGCTCATTTCTCCGTGAGTTTTGACGTAGTTGAGCAAATCCATACGAAAGTCATTCAAGCCCAAGTCAGTGATCGAGACCCCAGTCTTCAAATCCTCTAACTCGATGACTTCTTCCTGCAGACGACGCAGTTGTTCTTTGCGGTACGACACGTCATTCGCTTGCGCAGACAATACGTTGTCGTCTCCAGTTGCCGTGACGTCGGCGATCATCATTCGACTCTCGACGCGTTCCTTGAGATTGATGTACTCGTCAAGCGAAATATCGGGCCAATAGTTGACAAGCTGAATGCTGCTGTTGGGCGAGCCGATGCGATCCACCCGACCAAAGCGCTGGATGATGCGTACCGGATTCCAGTGGATGTCGTAGTTAATCAGATAATCGCAGTCCTGCAGGTTTTGGCCTTCGGAGATGCAGTCGGTGCCAATCAGTAGATCCACCTCGTCCGGTTCGTCCGGCAGTATCACAGCCTTCTCTTTAGAGCGGGGGGAGAACAGGGTCAGGAGCTCTTGGAAATCGTAGTTTCGCTTCTGAGTTTTGCTCTTGATGGTTGACTGCGGCGCTCCCTTGCCAGTCACCTTTGCGCTGTGGATGGCGAGTTTGGCCAGTAACTCCGGCGCAAGGTTTGCATACAGGTAATCTGCGGTGTCCGCAAAGGCAGTGAAGATCAGCACCTTTCTGTTACCAGGGTTGATCGGTTTCTCTATCTTGCCGAGCAGTTGAGCCTTGAGGTGCTGCAACTTTGCGTCGTCCTGCGGCGTGATCTTGTTCATCGAATCCAACAGCGCATCGATGACCTGTAAGTCCACCTTGAGTTCATGCTCCCAGGACGGCAAGTCCATGTCGGCGAGGCTGATTTTTATCTTGTTTCCGATCTCGCCGCTCTCGTCGCCGGGCATCGAGAGATCATCATCTTCGGCATCCAACCCCTCTAGCACTTCGGTGAGATCGTCTACCGTAAACGTGCCGCCTGAATGATTGAACGCTTCGATCTTTGCAAGTGTGGATTCGTTGTTGGCGCGCAGCGATTGCAGCGTGAGCCGAAAGGACTGTACCGAGCTTTCAAGGCGCTTGAGCAGGTTAACCGTCATCAGGGCCTGCAAGCTTTTTTCGCGGTCGGCTTGACGTAGGGTTCCTTTGCTCCCCACCTTGGTGTCGTAGATTGCCTCGTACTTCTTTAGACGACTGGGCAGTATGTAGCTGATGGGCGCATATACAGCCAGCTTGAGCATGGAGAGCTGCTCGAAGATTTCGTTGAAGCCCAGTACGTCCGACCGCTCAGTTAGCGGACAGTGGAACGACAGCGGCTTTCGGCGCTCTGGAAATTGGCCTATGTCTTTGGTGTCGTAGAAGGTCTGGATATGCTTACGTGACCGCGCGATGGTGACGCTATCAAGCAGTTCGAAGAAGTCGAAGTCCAGTGAATCAAGGATCGCTCGCGCGGTACGTTCTTCCGGGGGGAGCTTAGACCAGGAATTGAAGGCTGCTTGGGCACCACGAAAAATCTCTTCGACGCTCCTGTCTGTGCGCAGCTTCTTTGTGAGTTTTTCGGAGTCGCCCTCATAGGCCAGGGCAAGTTGGTTACGCAAGTCAGTAAAGCGGTTGTTGACTGGGGTGGCCGACAACATCAGAACCTTGGTCTTGACGCCTTCTTGGATCACCTTACGCATTAGCTTTTGGTAACGCGTTTCCTTGTCCTTATAGGCATCGTTGTTGCGGAAGTTGTGCGACTCGTCGATGACTACCAGGTCGTAGTTGCCCCAGTTGATCCGGTTCAGCGGTGTACCAAAGGACTCACCACTGGTGCGGGAGAGATCCGTGTGGCAAAGGACGTCGTAGTTGAACCGGTCGCGGGCGAAGATATTGGTCTTGAGGTTGCGGTTGTAATTGAGCCAGTTGTCAGCGAGTTTTTTTGGGCAGAGCACCAGCACCGAGCGGTTGCGTAATTCGTAATACTTGACGACGGCTAGTGCTGTGAAGGTCTTGCCCAAGCCGACACTGTCCGCAAGAATGCAACCACTGTAGGTTTCCAGTTTGTTGATGATTCCGGTGGCGGCATCTTTTTGGTAATTGAAGAGCTTGTTCCAGATCAGAGTGTCCTTGTAACCGGTGCGGTCGTTGGGCAGAACGTCTTCGTTGATGTCGTCGAGGAACTCGTTGAAGATGTTGTAAAGCATCAAGAAGTAGATGCTTTCGGGAGAGTTCTCCTGATAGACCGAGGCGATGTGCTCGCAAATCTGCTCCGTCACATCCTCCAGCTTCTCCGGATCGTTCCAGATCTGATCGAACAGGCTCAGGTAGGTGGCCGCAAAGGGAGCCTCATCCATTTTGTTGACGAGGTTGGAGACTGCATTGCCTTGTTGGTATCCGAGATCGACAGCGGTGAACCCGTGCAGAGGCATGTAAGCGGTGTCGGTTCCGTTTGCTTGGACGCAGGCAAACTGCTGCATTGGCGCTTTGGTGCGATTGCTCCGGAACTTGGCCTTTCTGCGTATCCAGTCGGCACACTCTTTGGCCACCGCCCGCTGGGTGAGCTTGTTGCGAAGCTGGATTTCAAATTCACTGCCGTAGAGACTGCGCTCGCGATCCAGCTTGGGGATGTGGAATTCCTTACGCTCCTTGCGTATCTTGTCAGTAACTTCGTTGGCTACAAATGTAGGTGAGGTGAAGACGAAGTTAAGCTCCTCGATTTTCTCCAGCTCGGCTTTTAACGCTTCAAAGGCATACATCGAAAAGCACGAAGCTGCGACCTTCAGACGCGCACCTGGCGTGAGTGCTTGCTTGAGATCGTCGCCTAGTAAACGACTGATGTTGTCGAGTAGCTCCATCAGTCACTTGCCCTTGCATCTTTGTTTGTGAGATTGGCAGCAATCCATTCGTCCAAATCGCTGCGGCGGAAGCGCCATGTGCCGCCTAGCTTGAAAGCCGGTAGCTTGCCTTCGGCTGCAAGGCGGTAGACGGTCCGTTTGCCCGCCTTCAAGTAGACGGCCACCTCGTCTAGAGTCAAGATTTCAATGTCAGAGTCCGCCATCTTTTGCCGATTATGTAAGCTGATTGCCAAGATTTGCCAATACTACCGTGCTGACGCGAAAATTGGTACGAATATTTCTAACAAAAGCAAAATACTTCCGATTTTTTCACCACGAATGAGGTAGAATTACCGGAAGTAACCTGTGGAGGTGTTTCATATGCGGCAAGTAGTTCACCATGAAGTTGTTAGTGTCCAGTCTCGCTTGGCTGAGTTGGGGTTGGATGAAGCTGATTTGCGTGATGCGGTCATGCAAGGCATGCTCGCTCGAAGCGAATGCACCCCCAATGACCCACCCCTAACGCCGGGATTCAATTCATGGTCACGAACAGTTAGAGCTTTGCGTGAGAAGTTGATCCCCAAACACTGGACGCGTTCAGATGAAGGCAACTATCCATTGGTAGTCAATCCCGCAGGGAACTTGGCAATTGCAGTGGCAACTGGAGATGATTGCACTGCCATTGCAACCTCGAACCCAATGACTAAGTCTCCTAAGGGGCCGCGAACTCAAAGTGCAATTGAAGTAAATCAGTATCAGAGCTCTTTGTTTGAAGGGTTCCCAGATTTTGACGTGCCTGCGACTCCTCACAATGATCGAGTCACCTGGATCTTGCTGCAGCACTATGACCAACGGAAAAAAGAAGTCCGTTTTGAGTTGTCACGTCCGTCTAGCTACGCTGGAAAAATTGACGGTTGGAGTGAGCGAATTATTTTGAATGGCTTGCCATTTGACCCGGCCTTGGTGATCCCTGTCCCAATGGTTCCAAATCTGCCAGATATCGATATTCCATTGATTCGACGTGCTTAACGGATAGGGCTATGTTCAATCCAACGCGTTTAACTTTCGCCAGAAAGCGGCGAGGGTTCACCATGACACGACTGGCTGATGAGGTCGGCGTAGAGATGCGATCGATCTCTGGTTTTGAAAAACTGGAGTACAAACCTTCAGAGGACACTGTCCAGCGTATTGCAAAAGCATTGCGTTTTCCTCTGGAGTTTTTCTATCAAGAAGAAGAACTGCAAACCATTGATAGTGGTGCTGCGAGTTTCCGTTCGCTCTCAAAAATGTCTGCAGCGCAGCGCGATATGGCCTTGTATTCAGGTGCGTTAACAATCACGCTGAATCAAGCAATTGAAAGACGATTCGAGCTCCCTGTTTCAAATTTGCCGGATCTGAGAGATTCCGACCCCGAGGCGGCGGCTGCAAGTCTGCGCCGCCACTGGGGCATCGGAGAATTGCCCATTAAGAACATGATTCATTTGCTTGAAGCAAATGGTGTTCGTGTTTTTTCGTTGGCAATCGATGCAGCTGAGGTTGACGCATTTTCAATGTGGCGTGAACAAAAGCCATTTGTTTTTTTAAACACACTTAAAAATACTGAGCGCAGCCGATTTGATGCTGCGCATGAACTTGGCCATCTCGTGATGCATCGCCACGGCTCTCCGAATGGAGGGCAAGAAATCGAAAGAGCTGCGAATGATTTTGCAGCAGCTTTCCTGATGCCATCCGGAAGTGTCCTAGGCTATGCGCCAAAATTCATATCGATCGATGTGCTGCTCCAACTCAAAAAGATATGGGGAGTGTCGATTTCGGCACTGACCTATCGAATGCACAAACTCGGGCTATTGACGGAATGGCAGTACCGCGAGCTTTTTGTGCAAATTAGTCGACGAGGCTACCGTAAGTCTGAACCCGAGAGTTTGCCGCGTGAAACATCGCAGATCCTCGGAAAAGTCTTTACGGCATTACGAAAAGAAGGTGTTGCGAAATCCGATATTGCAGCCGAGTTGCATGTGGCTGATGAAGAGCTTGATGAAATGGTCTTTGGTCTTGTTTTGAACGCAGTGAAAAAAGGTGCGGGCCAAGAAACAAAGCCAGCGCGAGCCAAGCCTGATCTACATCTTGTGAGCTGATTAAGCGGGAAGCAACATGCTCACAAAGGTCCATACTCCGTGAGTAAAGATCTGGGTGATCAGGACCTTAAAGTACTCTGGAGGCAGGGGCGGGTCCCAACCATCTTTAAGCCCAACAAGCCTTTGCCCGTGTTGGTCAAACTTCCATTTGCTGAAGGAAATCTGGAGTGGCTCCGAGATGGACGTAAGTCAAAGCCAAAGTGGAACTCTAGGTACAAGGCTTGGGAAATTCCAACTGCATGGTTTGACAGTGTGATCAAGTTAGCCTTGCGAAGGTTCAACGAGACTTACGTAATTCAGCTGTATAGAGAACAACAAAAATGTGCTCCAGCCTGTTGGAACGCGCAAGGGTTTCACTGCGAATGTTCGTGCATGGGCGAAAATCATGGCGGTGGTGATCCTGGTGGTAATTGGTACGAAGTGTCCGAGACTTACGCCGTGTCCTGGGGTGTGCAGCGGTATTCATGTCGCCACCTTCGGAAAAAGCTGAATTAGCCTGTTTGAAGAGGAATCGCATGACATTTGATTTGTTCCCAGATGATGAGAATGATCTGCCGATGTTGGTTGTTCGTATTCATATCCAAAAACAAGTAATCCAGCACTATCAAGAGATGCGGCTTCAGCACTGTGTGGAAAAAGAAGCTCAAGAGCTAGATCAGTTGGAAAAAAAGCTAACGTGGTTATCATTGAAAATTAAGTGAGGCGTGTCGCCCGGCCATGCCTTTAACGCCTGGGAATGGGTCTTTTGTTCAGCTGTGCCGGTAACTCTCACGGACATCAAATCTGTTTGTTGCCGCGAAATGAGCGAAATGAGCGAAATCAGCGAAATCAGCGAAATCAGCGAAATGTGTTTCGCCACAATGGTTTAGACATGGTCAAGCCTGGCGAAATGAGCGAAATCAGGTCGAGGCTCCTAGCGCAAGCAAGCGGTAGAACCGCGTTGGTGAGCCGGGGGCGTCAGTGGGTCGTTGCTGCCACTCGACGCAGATTTTCGGTGGAGTTGTTGAGAGCAGGTAATCCAGGCACGAATCAATCTGTGCCTTGGATGATTTGCCTTTGAAGCAGTCAGAGCTGATTTCACTTCTGGAGGCTTTGCCATGCGCCTGCAGATAGCTCAGCAGCCTTTGCGCGAGGTGCAGCGCATGCGACATCCTTGCCTCGTCAGTGGCGCTCACAAAAACGTATCGCACTGATTCCATTCCATACCGGATCCAAGCTGCGGCGGCTTCAATGTGTGTCACGTTAATCTGCGTTTGCAGATCAGACAGCGCAAAGATCATTGCCATGCGCAAGAGCATCGGGGCACGTCTTTCGAGCATTGCACTTATCAATTCACTACCAGGATCATCAGATAGTTCAGCACGATACAGGTGTGAGTACAGCCAATGGGCTTGTGGTGCGAGCTCCATTCGAATGCGGTCCCTGCGTTCGTGATTGTCTGCACAGACAAATTGCAGGATCTGACAAACACGATGTGCCAACTCGTCAACCACGGATTGCGAGGTGGCCTTCGGGAAGGGCAGTATTCGGCTTCGTTCGGCCCATATCATCATGAAGCGATTGGCAAATCCGTTAGTCAATTCCCGTGAGTTCATCAGCGAGGTCAGTTCACTCGGGGATATTGCTCCGCTGAGGCAAACGTGTGGATGGCTTGCATAAAGCCGATTTGATTTGGTCGCTGGCTTCAGGCACACGCCATCCCAACAGTCACGCAGGGCAGCAGACAGCGTGTTGCCTTCCCGTCGGCCTTGATGCAGCACATTGGCGAACTCCGATTCAACAACCCATAGGCGCTTATCTTCTATCGGGGGAACCTCGTTCTTTCCCTGCTGGTAGCCGTCGTGCATCAGCGCCACCAATCCTTCGCGACTGGACAGTCCGCCTCGGTGAATTTGCGGTGCCAGTGTCGGTTCGATCTCTCTAAGTGCTTGATCAAGACGCAGAACCAATGACAGAGCGTCACCCTTGCGCCCGCGTCCAGATCTTCCAATATGCAGAAGAAAAAGGCGGGGATGGTGCCAGGTATTTCCGATGGGTAAGTACACCCCACGGCCAATCGCGCAGGATAAATATGTCATGAAGTTTGCGGCGACGGCGTAGGGATTGGTCTCGGTTTCGTCGCCGCCTACTCGTCCAATTTCACCGACTAATCCATAGAGGCAAGCTGGATCTGGTTGCGGTGAATTTCTGTGGACATCAATGTCGATGAAGTCATCCATGAGAGGCTTTGCAAGACCGTTGGTCTGGCCAGCCGTTTTCGAGGCCTGCTGCATGACAGATGCCGCTCATTTGTCTAATGCCACTGTTCTCACAATGTGCTCGAACTCAACAAGCACATCGGGATGGTTGTGGGAAAGGTATCGAATGACGGCTTCGTTATCCAGCAGCTTGACGAGGTAGCCCTTTGCCAAGACAAGATTCAACACATCTTGCCCGTAGGTCTGTTCAACCAGTTTGAACTGACCCTGAATATTGCCCATCTCCCTTTCCATCTTGGCCATTTGCTCTGGCGTCAAGCCACCAATCTTCTTGGGCTTGACCTCATCAACCAGCAAATGGCTTGGTGTTGCTGCCAGCAAAGCCTGCGCGTAGGACACGGTGATGTTGTTGGTTGCCACCATCAGCTCTACGCACTCAACCTGCCGAGTTGGTTTGAGTTTTCGGATGACTGCCCCAACGTTGGCCGAAAACTGCTGGTCCTTAAGCAGCTCTGCTGCCTCAGCGCAGACGCCATCAAGAAGGTTCATTTTCTTGATGATGTGGCTGATGTCCACGCTCAGGGCCTGCGCCAGGCGAGCTGGTGTGACGCCGCGTTCCACAGCACGACGGATCATGAAGTGCTCTTGGATGGTGGACAGCCGATTGATTCGATTGTTGTAGGTATAGGTTTCATCGTCGGTCGCCACCAGGCAAGGGGCATCTTTGAAACCGATCTGCTTCATGGCGAATAGCCGAATGTGGCCATCAAGCAAAACATGCATGCCAGTGGTTTTGTCTGGCTTGCCTATGGTCAACGGCTCAATCAGACCGACGGCATCAATGGACGACTGAATTTGCTTGAATTTTCTGGAGGTGAGCAGACCTTCTGGAACTTTCCGCGAAGGCAATAGCAAGTCCAGTGAAATCGTCAACGGATCCGGAACGAAGCCAAGGGGCATTTGTGTCATGCTGCATGTCCTCCGTGCCAAACGCGTTCGGCCAGGTATTTCGGCAGCGTGTCCAGACCTTCCGCTCGTAGCAGATTGGTGAAGTTTTCGTTGGCCAGCAGCTGGCGCATTGCTTCGACAACAAAGAGAAGTCGCTGCTGAGCAAACTCCGCCTTCTTCACCATCAGTTTTTGCCGCTCAACTTCCTTCTGGTAATTGCGAATCAGACTGGATGAGGTCACCTCTTCAGCGGCTTTGCGAGGCGTGCCTCGAGCGATGGAGCGGCCAAGGGTCCTTCTGCGTTCGATCACACGGCGCGCCTGGATGAGTTGCTTGCCCCGCAGCTTCCCCGACTCATAGGCTTCTTGCATCGCTGCCTGAATCTCTTTGTCATTGCCAGCCCCTGCAATGGAGAGCGCCGCGTTCAATGGAATGCGGCCACTTTCAACAGCAACCAGCAATCGCTCTTCTCCATTTTTCAGTAATTGCAGGATGCCGTTCACATAGTCGACACTCAGGCCCGTTTTTTCGGCGATCGATTTTTTGTCATACCCTTGATCTCTGAGTTGCTCAATGCCCATGAGCAATTCGAGAGGGCGGCACTGCCTACGCGCAATGTTTTCTGCCAAGCTCATGATGAAGGCATCTTCATCACTGACATTGACAACCATGGCCGGGATCAAGGCTTCACCTAAGGTCTTGAACGCTTTGAGCCGCCCCTCGCCACAAATGAGTAAGTATTTCCCTTGGCCACTCTCATCTGTTCTGGGGGTGACGGTGATTGGTTTTTTCAGACCGATGGATTTGATGTTGCCTACGATCTCGTCGAAGACCTTGTTGTTTCGCTCTCTGGGGTTCAAGACCTCAATGCGATCGACAGGAATCATCTGAAGATCTGCAGCCGAATGTTCCAAGCTCATGCTGCCCTCCTGATTCGACTGCGTTCTGCCATGCCGTACAGGTAGTCCAGGTTGTCAAAGCGATAGCTTTCATACTCAAGACCGTTGTGATCTGCCAGACTGACGCGAGCTTGGCCAAAATCCAGTCGTGGCAGCAGGTAGTAGTCCAGTGGAGCCTGGTTGGTCTCATCCAGCCGCACGGCCACGGTAATGTCGGGAGCCAGGCCAGTGTCAAACCGAACCTTCCAGCGCCTTCGCCCGTTTTCATGGAGCTGGCAACGTGACAAGACCAGTGATGCGGTGAACTCTTGGTTCACATTCAGCATGTCGGTTGCTGGATCCCGCTGCACTGTGCCACCCAGGTCTGCAATCATCCGTTCGGTGTGAGCAATGATGTCCGGATGCAAGCGCCGCAGGTACTGATTGATCTCAAGGAAGCGGTAATCTCGATCCGGGGTGTAGCCCACCGCCTGGTAGGCACGAATCAGGCTTCCGAATCGGTGTATGTATGCAGACGCCGATGGCATGCCTTCTGTCTCGTCAATGATCAGCCCCGATAAGTAGCCTCGGTTCTGATAGAGATTTCGCAGCTTCTCGATCAACTCTTCGTTGCTGTACCGGTGTGATCTTGCTCGCAGAATCCCCTGGGCGGTGTAGAAAACTTCCGGTGGCACGATGCCCTCGAACGCCCCCTCTTTCTTGATCCACATGTCTGGTTCATTCGAGACGCGATGCTTCTTGAGCTTGAAGGAGATGCGGTTGTAGACGTTATTGCCGATGTACTTCTCGTTGGTCAGTACCTCGCGTACTGTTGCACGAGTCCAGTCCCGCTCCAGATCAGTTTGAATGCCCATGGTGTTGAGCCGTTGGGCAATTTCAAATTCCCGCAACCCATCGTCAATGAACCAGCGATAGATCATGTTGACGTTCTGAATTTCGGGGTCTGGCCCTGGCATCAAGATGACCCGGTCGGTTTGCAAGCTCTTGTGCTCACCTCGCGAGAGCTCACCTTTGACGGATCCAGTTTGATCAATCAGGACGCGTCGCAGACCATACCCGGCGGGGCCACCTTGGCGGTATCCGAGCTCGATGAGTCGGCACTGGCCTGCGAAAACCTTCGCCGACAGTTCTCGGCTGTATTCACCAGCCATGGCACGTTTGACACCCTTGACGATGGTGGACACCGGCGAGCCGTCGTTTTCGAACTGCTCCGCAACGTACACCACATGGATGTTTTTGCGCTTGCAGATGTATTCGTAATACGCGCTTTCATCCGCGTCCTGGAATCGTCCCCACCGGCTGACGTCATAAACGAGCACGAGGTTGAAGTCGGCCTGGCCTGACTCGACATCATGGATGAGTTGCTGCAATGCCAGTCGCCCACCGATGTTCAGGCCGCTCTTACCCTCGTCGGCATAGGTGCGCACGATCGCAATATTGCGCCGGGCCGCGTACTCACGGATCTTGTCTGCCTGGTTTTCTGTTGAGTACTGTTGATGTTCAGTGGACATCCGAACGTATTCGGCTGCTTTGACGTTGCTAGGTTGGTCCGTTGCATCGTGGATGGACTCTTCTGACTGCATATAACCCGATCGCTTGTTGTTAGTGTTGATGCGCTCGGGCCTGCCATTCATTTCAGGGGATGGTGAACAGCCAGAGGTTTTTGGCTTTCACACATGTCCCCGAAACGGTTGCCATGCAGGTGGTCGAAATCGCATTTGGGAGCAACGGTAATGCCCAGCAACACAAATGACCATCAAGTCCTATCTTTGCAAGCGTCATCTTTGCAGGGGCAGTCTGCGCAAACGGGCGTGATCTCAACGATCCACGCGTCTGTCTTTGCAAGCCCACTGGCAGGCACTGACTTGATGCGATAAAGGCCTTCCAGGGTTGGTGGGGGTGCAGATGGCGACCGCTGCATGGCCCTGTTGCGCTCGGCATAGTCCGGGTTTTCATCGCGATACCTGCGCCAATAATCCGGGTTGCGCTCTTGCCAGGCTTTCTGCGACCGAGCTTTGTTCTCTCGGTAGTCTGGATCGGCCTGCAGCTTTTCGAGGTGCCAGCGTTGCCGCCGTGCTTTTTGGCATGCCGGGTCAGCGCAGAAGGTCTGACTGGGCACTTGGGGACGAGGTTGGAACGGGGAACCGCAGTTGGCGCAAAGCTTTTCGGGCATCAAATGTCTCCATACAAAAGTTGTATGGAAACTCTCGTTCCCCCCGGTTCTTACCCCTAAGAAGTCACCATGGTTGCGCCTGCTGGCTAGTTATGGCCAACAGGAGAAGATTCAATATGAAACTCATGAGTTTCATTTAATCCTGCTATCAGGAACCTGTAGGTTTCGGGGTATTTGCATTATTGGAACCCATAGGTTAAGATGGCGGCATTAAAACGTTACCTGTAGGTTCCATGGAAAACCAATTCCGCGATCTTCAGCTCCAGCAAATGGACGCACTTCTTGCCACTTGGAAGGCTGCGCAATTGAGCGCACGCCCCAGGTCTGGATGGGTGCGCGCGATTCGTGAGTCCCTGGGCATGTCCGCCGCAGCCTTTGCTCGTCGTCTGGGCATGTCCCATGCCGGTGTCCGCAAGCTGGAAAATGCAGAGGCGTCAGATGTCATCACGTTGGCCAGCCTGCGCAAGTTGGCTGAGGCGTTGGATTGCGAACTGCAATATGCCTTGGTGCCTCGTACCAGCCTGTCGCAGCATGTGAAAGAACGAGCCGAGTCAGTGGCGCGGGAGCGCTTGCGCCCGATTGCCCATTCAATGGCATTGGAGGATCAGGCTGTCCAAGGGCCATTGACCAAGCTGCAACTGGAGCTGGCCATCAAGGAGTTGCTCGAAGGTTCGCGTCGGGAACTGTGGTGAGATATTGAATATGGAATTTCATTACGCCCCAGGGGCAACCCCATTAGATCCGGACGAAGCCGCAGGTTTGGTGCCGACGCACATTACCACCCAAGGCGATCTAAACGCATGGGAGCAAATCAACATCGTTCAGGGGGATCGCTGGGCTGCGCGCCAGAAAAAGCGGGACTTGCTGGATGAGGGGTTTATTCGAGATCTGCATCGCCAGATGTTTGATAAGACCTGGCAGTGGGCGGGAACATTCCGCAAGACCAATAAAAACATCGGTGTGGACTCGACACAGGTGGCGGTGAAGTTACGCAACTTGCTGGACAATACAAAATATCAAATCGAGAATCATGTCTTTGATGCCGATGAGACGGCAGTGAGGTTTCACCATCAATTGGTGTGGATCCATGCCTTCCCGAATGGCAACGGACGCCATGCACGTTTGATGGCAGATTTGTTGGCAATGCGTCTTGGCCGTCCGCGACTGACATGGGGCGGCGGCGAAACATCCATCACCACGGTGGGGGAGCTACGCGATCAATACCTTGCCGCCTTACGTGCAGCAGACCAGGGGCAGTTCGGCGATTTGATTGCATTTGCTCGCAGTTGACGAAGGGAAGCGTGGAATGGCATGAACTTAGGAGCTTATATTTCAATTGGATCTGCGGTTACTGCGTTTGTGTCCGCGACTCTGTGGGTCATCGCAGCTCGTGCCCGAGTGCCCTATGACCCCAAGCCAAATGAAGATGGTTTTTATCCGTCCGGAATTTCAGATGGAGATGATGACTTCATTGAGACCGTGAAGAAGCAGGGGGAGTGGAACCGCTGGGCGGCCTACTCAGCTGCGATTGCCGCCGCTTTGCAGGGCATTTCGATGCTGCTCCAGGTCATTGAGTCGTCATGACAAAGAAAGGAGAAATTCAAAATGGTTGATGCAACTATGGTTGGGGGTGCAATTTCTAGTCTGAAGACACTCTATGAAATTGCGAACGGAATGTTGACAGCAAGCAAAGATGCTGCCGTCAATGCCAAAGCAATAGAGCTGCTTTCCACAATTTCAGAAATACAAGGTCGCCTCCTTGAAGCTCAGCAATCAATGGCACAAATGCAGGATGAGTTGAGAAGAGCGAACGAAGAACTTTCGCGGAGAGCTCAATTCGATCGCTATGAATTGGCGGAGCCGTATAGGGGAACACGGTTGTATCGACTCAAGGCCGATGCGGCACGGTCGGGTGAGCCAATTCACTTCATCTGTCCCAATTGCAAAGATGTACTCAACAAGATCTCAATCTTGCAAGAGGATGGCAGTGCGGCCTATTGCAAAAACAAAGATTGCGGACAGGTCTTTGACATCGCGCCGCAACCAAAATTTGAGCGGCAGCATCACAATCCGTATGCTGTTTGATTTTATTAGGATGTGCTTGGAGAAGAATGTTTTTCCACCATGCTTGCGGCCAATTAGAGAGATCAATGATTTGATTGCATCTGTCCACAGTTGAAAAAAGGGAGCCATATGCCAAGCGGATTGCCAAGCGCACAAGCATTGCTGGAAGACAAGAGCGTTGGCTTCTTTTCCATCGATACGGACGTAATTCAGAGCCATGCGTACAAATTTTCCGCCGGTGCGTTACGTGCATTGCCACTGCAGAGACCGGCTTGGTTGACCATCCAGCAAACTGAAATTGTTGAGCGGGAAGTCCACGCTCATCGAATGGAGCCAGTGTCCAAGGTTGCCAAAGAGTTGAATGCGGCAATTGCAAAACTGCAACGCCTATCAGGGCTGAATTTCACCCCTGTCAGTGAACAAGTCAAAGCGCTTGATTCCGAATCTGTCACCGCTCGCAATTTTTCCAGAGAGTTCAGTGCCTTTGTGGCAAGCCTAGGTGGAGGCGTCCTGCCAATAGCTGGGCCGGATTTGGCGCGGCAGATGTTTGACCGCTATTTCCAAGAAGCAGCACCATTCGAAGCCAGAAAGAAGTCCGAATTCCCCGATGCTGCCGCGCTTTTGACACTGGAAAACCATGCCAAGGCAACCCAAAAGCAAGGCATCTTGATCTCGAAGGACGGCGGTTGGACAGATTTCGCCAAGCACAGTGATTGGCTCTACTGTGTGAAATCCTTGGATGAATTCGCCGCGCTGTTCAAGTCCACCAATCCGGTGGCAGCGGGCGTGACCGCGAAAGTCAGTGCGGAGCTCTCAAACACCGCCAGCAGTCTTTCTACGTTGGTACAGGCCGCAGTTGAAAACCATGTCACTGGCGCATATTGGAATGCAGATGATGTTTGGACGGGGTTCTGTCACCGTGTTGAGGCAGAGGTGGATCAAGCGCACTACCTTGGTCATTCGGTGGACCTGACTGGAATCGGTACATGGTTGGTGGAACATGACCCTACCATTTGCATCATCGAGGTCAGGGCGACAGTTCAGGTCTCGGTGGACGTGAATGTTGAATTCTTTATATACGACACCATCGACCATGAAGAGCTTAATTTTGGCTCTCTAGAGGTCTCACGCGATCATGAAATGGAAGTCGATGTGTTCATTACCTTGCGTGGCGATCTGGAGCATGCGGCTGTTGATGAGCTGGACCCATCAATTGAGCTGGCTGGTGGTGAGTATGACGTTGAGGTTGGGGAAGTTGAACCTGATTTCGATATGGAGTCATAACCAAGAAAAAAGTCCTGAGAATCAGATGACTACCTCGCGGCACCAAATCCACTCTAGCCCTAAAAACACCTCGACAAATAATGGAGAAAAACTATGGGGTCTTTGTCTGTATCTTTTTATGCCCTGCTCGGTTCATGGGCCCTGCTTTCTGTCATCAGGATGTATGAAAAAATCCGAGACAAATCTTGGCTAGAAAACGTGACGAAAGATCACGTGATTAGTGAAGTGGCTGGCGTTGTTGGCTGTTGTCTTTTTGTGCCGGAGCTTGTGATTTTCTTTTAGGTCTAATCAGCGTTGGCTCGATGCTTGTTTCGTTGATTGGCTGTTGGCGCTTTGTCACGAAGAAGGATCAAGAGGCTGTTTGATTGAATCCCTTAGAGATCAAAAACGGCTATTTCAGGGCGGGAGCCTAAGCGTGCAGAAATGATGGACATTCCGATGCCTCTCGATACATAGAGGCGACAGCCTGGTACATCGTAAAAGCCTGCGACAAATCGGCCACTCCCTCTGGGGGTAAATGGTGCCCATCCTGCGATCGTGATTTGCCCGCCATGGGTATGTCCAGATAGGCACAAGGTGAAGTTATTTGGCCCCATGATTCTGCGAACTTCAGGTAGGTCAAAAAATCCAGGCGAGTGCTGCAGGATGACAGTTGAGGCATCTCTATTGCGCAAGTATTCCATTCGCTCCAATAGACTTAGGTCAGGATTTCCAGCGGTGAAGTCATCAAGACCAATCAGCTGAATTGTCTGTTTTCCCTTGGTGAAAGATGCATGTCCGTTGAGAAGAAGTTGATTGCCAAGTCGACGCTCAATAACAGCACGCAAGCTAGAGAATTCCACGTCACTCCAATGCTCCCAGTTTCCTGGGACTGCAAAAAGTGGAATTGACCCAAGATCATCGACAAAAGATTGCAACAAAGGCAATGCGTCCGGGCGATCAATCATGTCACCAGTCAGGACCACCAGGTCAGGATTCAATTCCTTCACCTGGCTTGCCAGAGATTTTTCATGTTGCCCGTCATCTTGAAGATGGAGGTCAGACAGTTGAACAATTCGAAATCCCGGCGCGGTTCGATGATTGCCTATGTCGTGATAACTAACTTGTGTGCGGCCTGGCTCAATAAAAAACGCCATGCCCAAAACTGCTAACAAGCAAATGACTAGAAGAGATCCGACAAAAATCCGGAAGCGAAATGTCATTGATGTGAGTCTGAATTCTTGTTGGGAATGAATCGCCACGCATTCGGAGCGGGGGCTTGGTAAATATAAGCGACTGATCCACGACCGTATTCCCTGGCGGTCATTGGCGGTGGCAGGAAGCATTTGGTGGGGATACAATCAACTCCAAGCAAGTGTCACTGTGTTGGCGCAAGCAATCGACACACGCACGGGGACAAAATTTCCCGAACCAGTGAGGTGGTTAGAGCAGATTCTTGGATGCACTCCGTATTCCTCATTGGGGGCAAGCCCGGGACGGCACGTCTCACACCTACGGGATGAGTGTTTGCCGAACTGCTATACTCCACCACCAATCCAAGACGCCCAACTGTTCTCAGTTGGGCGTCTTCATTTGGGGCATCCCCAGAGCACGCGGGGTGTGGCGCAATTCTACGTGTGCCAACCCCCTCCGGTACTTGGGGCGGTATTGACCCCCAAATCTCATACTCTGCCTTCTCTTCTCACGAAACTTCTGCAAACCCTCACGCTGTGGCACACGCAGAACGCCTTTCACGGCAACAACTTACGCGTGTGTCGGATACGAAGGTTTTGCTATCG